AAAGCGAAAAAAGATAGTAAGATTAAATTAAGTGAAGTTGTTAATCCTTCTCCAAAGCAAATAGAATTTATCAATGAATCTGATAGAGTTAAATTCGTTATGTATGGTGGAGCGAAAGGCGGAGGTAAAAGCTATATCATTCGATGGGCATTAGTACGAATGCTTGTTAAGTGGGCAATGGAAGGCCATCACAAAGTTCGTGTTGGTCTTTTTTGTGAGAACTACCCAGCGCTGAAAGATAGGCAGATCACTAAAATCAAGCAAGAGTTCCCGGACTGGCTAGGAAAATTATCGGATTCTAACATCGAGGGTATGTCTTTCGTGTTAAAACCTGAATTTGGGGGCGGAATTATCGCGCTGCGTAATCTAGATGATCCATCTAAGTATGCGTCTTCGGAATTTGCTGCGATTGCTATCGATGAGCTTACTAAGAATAGGCGACCAGTGTTTGATCAGATACGATCTATTATGCGATGGCCGGGGATTGAAAATACAAAGTTTATTGCAGGGACTAACCCTGGTGAAATAGGGCATGATTGGGTAAAAAAGCTATTTGTGGACAGACAATTCACTGAAGAAGACCCTTTACCTGAACAAGTAGCGTTTGTTAAGTCATTACCGACGGATAATCCGCACAATGCCATGAGTTATATCGAGGAATTGAAGCGATTACCTGAAAAGTTACGTAAAGCATACATGGAAGGGAGTTGGGATGTGTTCGAGGGGCAATATTTCTCAGAATGGAACCAAGATGTGCATGTTATTAAGTCATTTGAGATTCCAGAGCATTGGATTCGATTAAGGTCTATTGATCCAAGTGGACGTAGCGGTGTTACGAGTTGTCACTGGTACGCATTATCTACAAATGGAGAAGTTTATGTATATCGAGAGTACTTTGAAACAGGAAAAGACGTCGATGAACACGCAAGAGCTATCGCCATGCTCTCCGAAGGTGAATATTACCCGTACACTTGTATCGATACGTCTGCTTTTTCTCAATTAGGTATGCCAGAAACAACTGCAGAGGTATTCCAGAGGTACGGAGTCGAAGGATTGATACCAAGTATGAAGAATCGTATCATGGGATGGGACATGGTTCACCAATATTTACGTTGGGACAAGAATACAGAACCAAAACTAAAGGTATTTGATGTTTGTCCTGACATGATTCGTACTATTCCACTTGCGATTCATGATAAGAACAAGCCAGAAGATGTGCAAAGTGTTTATAGTGGAGCTGAACACCAAGATGCGCTAGATGATCTGCGATATTTACTCCAAACACTAAGAGAACAGTCGTCACCAAAAACTTTAACTGCGGCGGAAAAAAGAATTAAGGAATTGAAAACAAGAGAAGGAGGTGGATCAAATAGTTATCGGTATAATAATGTGGTATAATATTAATCATATATGAAAAAAACAAAAGATCTAGAACCAGAAGAAAAAGTTAAAATATATAATCCTGATAAGGATGAGAAAAAGCTGCAGTCCTTTGTTAAAAAACGAAAGGATGCTATGCAAGCTTATCGTGCTAGCTTAGGTGTTGAAAAAGACTGGAAAGAAGCTGATTCTGAATACATACCTCACGAATTAGAACTAGGTACAACTAAAAAAAGATTTGAACAAGACCAAGATACAGGACTACGTTCTCGAATGGTTCCTATTGGAGATCAAACACAAAACTGGAGGAGTAATAACTCTTCACCTTCTCTGTTGGTTAAAATCCAAACAGCTTTTTCTGTATTGATTGAAAATGATCCAGAAGGAATGCTTACTGAGCTTTCTAAAAAGTATGAAGCTAATACTCAAATTGCTTATGCACTGTGGAAAAGAAACTGGGCTGTTACCGACTCGAAGCAAGTGCTACGCCTTTTCATTTTTGACCTACTAAAATACGGATGGGCAGTTGGAAGATCGTTTCCTAAGAAGATTGCTTACAAAAAAGACATACTTACTGAGTACGATTCTGCAGATCCAAAAAATAATGTTTATGAAACCAAGGAGCTTGTTTGGTTTAACGACGTTGCTAAAGAAAGAATGTCTCCATACAAAACATGGATAGACGAACAAACAAAACCTTACAACACGTACTCAACAAATGATTGTTACTACGAGATGGACTATTCTTACGACGAAGCTGAAGTAGAGTTTGGACAATACGAAAATTTTAAATACATTAAAAGAAACTCTAAGGTCTCATACGACTTTGAAAAGAATGGGCAAAAAGAAGACGGGGATGTTTCAGCTGAACGTTCGGACATTGTAACTATTGGATTCTACGAAAATAGACTTAAAGATACTTACGTTATTGTAGTTCCTATAGGAGATATAGTTCTACACAAATGCCCACTTCCTAATGATGATGGATATCTTTCTCTATGGCACACACCATGGATTCTTCGTAGTTCAGATAGCCCTTACGGTATCTCAATCTGGAAGATCATTAAACAAGATAAAGCATTGTACGACAAAATGGACAATATGACGTCTGACCAGTTGGTACTTTCTATTATGAAGTTCGGATTTCATACAGGTACATCAGGAGTACTTGGAGATGGAGTTATTAAAATCGTTCCAGGGCAGTCACAACAAATTACAAATGGTAAGTTTGATTGGATGGAAATTCCTGGTCCCGGAGCTGAAGCTTGGAAAGGATTAGATTATAGACAGAGCCGTATTGACGGAAGCTCTGGTATTTCACCAACACTAGAAGGTGAAATTACAGGAAAGACTCTTGGTGAAGTGCAGCTTGCTAGAGAGGCTTCACTAAAACGACTAAAGGTTCCATTAGATAACATCGCATGGGCTATCGAACAAGACGCATACGTTACACTATCGTGGATGAAACAAATCTACTCAACTCCAGAAGTAAAAGAGTTCGGTAACGAATCTGAAATGATTGCTTTTGAAAAAGAAAATCAAATCGAACGTAATGAATTATTTTCTAAAAACAACGAAGAGACAGGAGAGCAAGAAGGTGTAACAGCAACGTATCTACCCGAGCTTTCACTTAAGCTAGACGAAGAAGACGGTAAACTATTTGAGTCTGATAAGAATAAATATTTCCAAATAGGATCAGGAATCTCTATTGATCAACTTAACTGGAAGGGAATCTTTAAAGTTATCCCTCGATCAATCCTTGATAAGTCTGAAACTATTATGAAGCAAATGAAGACGGAAATGGCAAACATGCTTATTCCACTATTACAGCAACCACCTGAACTTGTAATGAAGTCAGCAATTCAATTATGTAAAGTAAATGAAGAGGATCCAAAAGATTGGCTACCTGACGCATGGTTCCAACCTCCCGCACCTCCAGCACCTCCAGCACCTGAGCAACCAAAAATAAGTGTAAGTGTTAAAGCAGATGCTAATACAGATGTTGGACAAGCTCTCTTGAAAGACACAAGAGTTATTGACCAGGAACAAGAAACACCAGCACCAGAAATTCAAGACACGACTAACCAAACAGGAGCAAAAGAAGGCCACACAATGCAAGGTAATACTGGAAACACAAAACAGTTGTCACCTACAGTGGTTCCACGTGAACAAATTAGCGCACCAACTGGGAAAAATCTATTAGGAGGATTATTCGTTGATAAGAAATAATTATTATGACTGAGATAGATAGAAAGCAATTAGAAAGATTAGTTAGAAACAGTGATTTTGAAATCATCTACCGAATGCAAGCAACGATGGTGGAACTATGGAATAAGGGAACCCTTGTCGGGGATACAGAATTTCAAACAGTAAAAAATGCTATTGAAAGAGAGTCGAAAATATCAGCATTGAAAGAATTTATAAATACAATGGAGCGAGTAGCTCTCGATAAAAATGATTAATAAACCAGCTTCAGCAGAAATAAAAGATCAGAACGAAATCAATGATGTAGGTCTTGATATTAATTTTGACGAAAAATATCCAGAATCTGTACGTATCGCTATTGGGGATAACGTATCAATCGTAAAATATTCAGACTTGTTTTCATTTATGTTTGTACTTGCAACAAAGGAACAGCAATCACTAATGATGCCAGTAAAACAAGAGCTTGGACACCAGTATATGAAAGAGATACAGGTTAAGTTAACAAAAGATTTAAAGAAAGGAGAGTTTATGGTTGTTCAAGTTCCAATTAATGTTCCGAACATTGTTGCACAGGAAATTAAGGAAAAGGAACTTTCTTTACCAGAATAATTAAAAATGATATAATACTAGTATGAAGGCAATAAAAAAAATAATTGATAAAACTTCTGACGTGTTGTCATTCCCTGCTCGTAGGAAAGCTCGGAACATGATTAGACGTGATAGCAAGCTTGTTGAAGACATGAAGATGGTCCGAGGAGCAAAAGGATCTGAACCAGTGAAGAATGATCATACTGATCCTTTGTTTAGAGTAAGAGCTAATGTAATTAATGCAAAGATAGACCGAGAAGAAAAAAACAAAAAAGATGCAAAGAAAAAAGCAAAAAAGCCTTCTAAAAAAGTTCAAGAAGCTGCAAATAAAGCTTACAACGAAGCTCGGAAGTCAACAAAAGGACAGGTAGCGACAAGAAGGGTATCGGTTTCTATAGCAAGAGAAGCAGCATACAAAGCTAAGACAGGAAGAAATCCAGTACAGTACGTAACTCCAAGAGGGCAAGAACCACTAACTCGCAAGACAGTAAGAAAGGCTAACCGAATTTCAAATAAAGCAGCTCGAGGAGCCTCAAAAAACTACCGACAAGAAAAAAGACGAGGTCGAAGAGGTACGTCTGACGGTGGAATGGTAAATTAATTAGTAGTCGTTAATAATCTTCCCCTCTTCAGGAAGTAAAATAAAGAAGTAAAAAATATTATGGCAAATAAGAAAAAAGACGATAAGGTAGTAGACGAAAAGATTGAAGATTCAGTAGTAAGTGAAGCAATGGATTTAGACGATGGATTTGAAGAAAATGAACCATCTGAAGTACCATCTGTTTCACGTGAAGAATTTGATAGTTTGAAAGGTGAAATGAATAAGTCATTTGCACAGATTGTAGACCTAATAAAAGATAAGCCTAAAAGCGCAGAGGTAGATGCAGTATCATCAGCTAAGGAAGATAAAAAGATCGACGAAGCTTCAAGTGATATGTCAGAAATTAATCCTCGATATAACGCAAAAGCTAAAGAAGTATTAGGTGAGCGACTAGCACGAACATACACAGTGTATCCAAAAGAAGGAGGACTATTGTTTACAATAGTTGTAGCAGAAAAATTCTCTAACGCTCCAAAAGAATACTTAGCTGAAATGAAAGAAGATAGGCGAACAGTAAACTTAGAGCGAGAAGAATTCAGAGGAGAAGACGGTGTGGAAAAATGGGCTAAGTTAGTTTTACAAAATCTTAATCGACCAGTTCGATAAACCTTTAACAAATTAATCAATTTAAATTATGTCAAAAACAATAAAAATAGGAATAGCAGAACGAGTCCAACTGATAGGAGTTTTCAATCAAGTGAAAGGAGATGTTGAAACACTGGAGGCAGTACTAAAGGATATTCCTCAGGTTTCACTTAGTGAAGAAGATAAAAAGAAATGTAAGTTTGCTGAAGTTTTAGATAAAGACGGAAATCTTACTTCATACAAATGGGACACACCATTTGAAACAGACATCGAACTTTCAGACAAATCAGTTGCGTTCTTTACAAAGCATTTTAAAGAAAAAAATAAAGCTCAACAGTTGTCACTTGCTGATGCGCCATTAATGGAAATTAATAAAAAAATAAACAATGAATAATTGCGAAACATGCGCAGGTGAAGGCCTTGTAGGATCAGGAGCTTTTCCAATCTTACGACAAGGGTCAGTTACAACTTGTAACAACTGCGAGGGAACAGGAAAAGTAATTCCTGCGGAACCTACAGAAGAACCACTTAATATTGTAGACGATACAGTAGAAGTGCCTGAAAAATCTGACGCTGACGTTGACACTGAAAGAGAGGACGACGAAAGTGCAGATGTTCAGTCAGAAATAGAAGACGATAAAGAATAGAAAGTTTGTCAATTTATTAGTTAAACTGCGATTACTGGGGAGAGCTGTATAGCTCTTGCTTGAAAGGTTTTACGTCGCAGTTTTACCTCTATAGTGAGAGTTACACAGCCCTTCCCAGTAAAGGGCTGTTTTTAATTCCCGCTCTCTCCAGCGGGTAACAAAAGGGAGTAAAAAAATTATGGAAACAGAAAATAATAACGAGGAAGTAAAAGACTTTGTTGATACAGTAAAAATTGATCCTTCAAAGGACGATGAGCTAGTCGATGAAGATGAGAGCGAAACTCACGAGGATTCTTCTACTCAAGAAAACGATACTGATGATAATCCAGATGAAGAAGATGAAGACGAATCAGAGGAGTCTGAAGAAGACACCGAAGATGAAGACGAAGATTCTACAGAAGAGGATGAAGATCATCAGGAGGAAGAGACAAAAAAAGATGAACCAAAACCAGTTGAAGGTGAGACACCAAGAGAACGCGCATTGCGTCTAGAGACTACGAGGCTAAAAGCTCTCTTACGAAAAGAACGACAAGACGAATTGTTTGTAAGTAAGAAATCAAAGAAAGATGATTCAGACGACGAGCTGTCAGGATATGATCCAGATGAGTTAAAGCGTTTTGAGCAAATAGCTACAAAGATGGGGTTTGCAAAGAAAGACGAAATTGCATCGGATAAAAACAATAGCGAATTCGATTCTTTCCTTGAAGCACATCCAGAGTATCTTCCAGAAAACGATTCAGACGGTGTTCTATGGGACCAGTTTAAATCAGAGTTTAACCTCTATGTTGCACCTTCAGATCCCAAGTCTTTGAAAAAAGTACTTAACAAGGTTCATAAAGAAATTTTTGGAACTCAACCACAAAAAAACCTTAATAAAATTAATGCTTCACGTGAAAAGATAAAAGTCGCTTCTCACACCGGAGCATCAGCTGAAAAAACTCCTAAAGTAAAAAAATCAGTAAATCATGATCTACGCATAGATGCGATGAAAGGGTTTACAGATGAAGAGAAAGAGGAATTATTTAGCTGATAACTTAACAATAAATATGTTTAAACTTATTAAAGAGTCAAATGAGACTGTATACAAAAAAGTACGTATAGATTCTCAAGCGTACACACTTGGAGACCTTGTGATGTTAGACCGAACAGCAGACGCTATTGACGTAGTGCCAGCTACCGCTGCAACAACATCAACAAACGTTTTCGCCGTAGCAATGGAAACAGTAGCCTCAAACGCAACTGAAATATTGGTATGTATCGTAGACGCATCTCAAGAATGGACAGTTGGAGCTTCTAACACACCTACACTTGCAGATAATTATCAGAAAATGCTACTTGCAAACAAATCTGAAGTAAATAACACTCACTCTAACAACACGACTGACGAAGCTGTGTTCTTACAAACAGGTGTTATTGGAGCTGTTGCCGACAAAGTTATTGTTGGAAACATTCTTCGAGTAGCAACAGTAACCGCATAATATTATGTCAGCACCACTTTCAATCAACCAAGCAGCAGACTTAGTAGATCTTTCGATCCAAAAAGTTTTCTCAAAAGAAGCAGAACCAGAAAAGCTATACCCTCAGTACTTTAATGTACGAACAACTGAAGATTATTACGAGAAAGATTCATCTCTATCAGGTCTAACTCAAGCTGATTTCGTTGACGAAAACGGAATTATCTTTGCAGATACACCAGTGCAAGGGTATAAGAAAACTTATACACAAAACATGGTAGGAATTATCGTTCCTTTTACATTTCAAATGTGGAAATTCGGTATTAGAAAGCGAGACCTAGAAAATACGGCTCGACAACTTAAGAATTCAATCGCACAACGAAAAGAAAAGCTATGTGCAGAGCGAATCGACAATGCTTATGCTACTTCATACACCGCTTACGGTGCATCAGGTAACAAGGTAATGAACATTGCCGGAGGTGATGGTCTTGCAGCAGCGTCTAACGCTCATACACGTGAAGACGGAGGGCCAGATATGAACAACATTGTTTACGATGGATCTGACTACAACCTTCCATTTGATTACGCTGGAGTTAAAGCAGCATACCGAACAGCTGGACTTATGGTAGACCCTCGAGGAAACCCAATGATTCCAGACTTGGATGTGCTTGTAGTTAAGAAGAACTCAGCTAACCACTTCAAAGCTAAGGAAATTCTTAAAGCTATTACTGGAAACAATCTACCTGGATCTAACACATACGATGGATCAGCTGTAAATGCTTTCAAGATCGTAGCACTTCCATTTATTGCAAACGCAAATTACTGGGCTATGTTTGACAGTTCATTAATGGCCGATGAATTCGGATTCCAATTTATTGAATCACAAGCAGCAATGGTAGATCCTGTAAACGTTGTTTACAAGACAAAAGAAATCCAAACATCAGCAACAACTTTGTTTGATCTAGGATTCAACGACCTTGCTCGAATGTGGGTATTTAGTAACTCAACGTCTTCATAGTTATTACTAGTTAATACTATCCTGACTTTACTCCTGAGAATGTCTCAGGGGTAACGATCAGGTTGGTAATATAAAAAACATATGTCATACGCAGAAAATTCAAGAAAAGCAGATATAGATATTTCTTCAAGTGGTGACAACGCTATTATTGCAGCGCCAACTACTCCAGGGAACTTTCTAGCAATAGACTTTATCTCTTTTATGCCAACAACGGCTGTCGAAGTACAATTAAAAGACGGGGCAATGACTGCCTATGGTGGACCTCTTCCCTTAGATGCAAAGCAACCACTAACGTGGGAAAACGCTAGTCAGGACGTAAACGGTGTTATAACTCTTAGCCCTAACACAGCGTTTGTAATAAATCTAGGTGGAGCTGTTCAAGTCGGAGGCCTTATTAGATACCGTGAAATAGGAAATTAATATCATGCAAAAAAAAGTTGATATAGAAAAAGAAATAGTGTATGAATTGACTTTTCTCAATCGTGAAGTGACTCGTACAAAAGAAAAACTAGACGCTATCTCTAAAGAGGTAAGTGACTTAGAGGTTGCAAAAACCAGTGCAGAGAAACAACTTAAAGGGATGGTCTTTCAGGACAACCTAAAGATTGATCAACTTAATGAGCAGATAGAAAAAAAAGAATTATTTTTAAGTAGTCTGATTCAAAAAATTGAATCAAGCAATGCAACTTTAATTGAAAGGTTTAAAGAAGAAAAAATTGCATCAGACAATCTTGCAAACTTAGAGGAAAAATATAAAAAAGAGGATCAAGGCATGGATGACAAACGGTCTTCATTGACGTTCCTCAGTGTAAATCTTAGAAAGCGAGAAAAAGAAATCATTGAAAAGGAGCGATTGAGTAAGGATATTAGTCTAGGCTTAAAAACAAAAGAAGATTATATAGTTAATACAATGAAAACTCTTGAAGAAGAGTCAGAAGAAGTAAAAAACATGAAAGATTCTTTTGTTCAAAAAATAGATAAAGCAAACGATACTATCCGAACATACGACAGTAAAATAAAATCTTTAGAACATCGAGAAGACCAAGTGCTTCATACTCAGAGATTTATAAAGTCGGAAGAATTAAGACTTAACAACGTAGAAGAATTTATTAAAACGATTGAAAAGAAATGTGTTGAAAGTAAATTAGCTCTTCAAAGAAAAGAAGTTAGAATTGAAAACTTAAATGAAAACTCAATAAAAAGAGAGCAGACAGTTATGTTAAGAGAATCTGAGTGCCGACTAAGAGAAAAGAAAATAAGCATTGCTTTGCAAGAAAATAACCTTAAAGATTAGTATGACTCAAGTTCCATCAACACAAACATATGCTGACACTCACGCTAAGATTAAAAGTCTTAGAGAGGAGATATCTAGCCTAAAAAGTGAGAAGGAACTGTCTATGCATCATGCTGAAAACTTAAGTAACAGAGTAAAAGACATTTCAGAACAAAAAGACATTCTTGTTAAAAAAGTAAACGTACTTTCAGATGTTTATACAGAGGCCATAAAAGAGTCAGACGGTGTTGTAGTAAGTATCCGAGGTGCGATAAACGAAGGAGGAAATGTTATGAGGGAATATCTTTCAACCCTTGAAAACATAAGTAAAAAAATTGAAAGAGAAACAATAGAGCTGGACAGCATTTTAAAACAAAAAGAAGAAGCACACCTGTTTATTGTAAAAGAAAAAGAAACTTTAGATTTTTATAAGAAAGATCTAGACATTTACAAATCAAGACTTGCAAAAATTATTAGTACCAACAATTTAAAAATTAAACTTCTATGAGTAATTTATCCGTCCGTGGAGAACAAAACACAACTTCAGAAGCAACTGCGTTAGCTAACTTAACTGCGTTGAATACTTCACCTGCAGGTGAGTATATTCGCAAAACAGGACCTACTACATTTGAAAACTCAACACCAGCAGCAGGTACTGGTGATGTTGTTAAAGTTGGTACTCCAGTAAACGAGCAGGTCGCAGTTTGGACAGGAGACGGGACTCTTGCGGGGAGTACAGACTTTGTGAGGAGTTCTTCTAAACTTAAGATTTCAACCAACTTTACAGGTGGGGTAGTGTTAGAAGACACAAGTGCAGACCTTTTAGGTTTAGGTTTTCCTCTTAAGGGACATGCAACACTCTACATAAACACAGCAACCACAGATATACAAACTGGATTTCTATTTGGAGACCTATCACCTATTGGTTTTTCTGGTGATGCTATGATAATTGGTTCTCAGGACTTTTCAGACAATCAAGACCAAGGTCAAGCAGGTATTGCTATCCAAAATTCATTTACTGATGACGACCAACTTATTGAACTGTCAACTAGAAACAAAGCAGATAGTTCATCTTATAAAGTAAAAATAGAGTCAACCGCAGGACTCTCTGTTGAGTCAGCTAGTGGAACTATATTCAATATAGACGATTCATCAGTAACTCTAACAGGTGTAGACCTTGACGTGGGATCAAACGATGTAACTATGACTGGCTCACTTGCTACTACTGGAGACAGAGTAACTAAAGGTTGGTTCACTAACTTAGAGATTACTAACATGCCAACAGTAGGTGGTACTGCTTTAAAGAATTACTCAGACCTTACAGACTTTGTTGATCAAACAGCATGGAGAGTCTTTTACTCTAATACAGACGGGGATGTTACCGAACTTGCTCTAGGTTCAGATGGAACCTTCCTAAAATCAAACGGAGCCTCTGCAGCTCCAAGCTTTGCTGTACCTGCTGGTTCAGGTGACGTTTCTAAAGTCGGAACGCCAGTAGATAATCAAGTAGGAGTCTGGACTGGAGATGGAACACTTGAAGGAACTTCAGGACTTACTTACGATGGAAACAATTTGGTAATTTCAGGTGATCTTGGAAGCGCTTTAAGTAAAGTAACAAAAGGTTGGTTTACAGACTTGGAAATTACAAATATGCCAACAGTAGGTGGTACTGCTTTAAAGAATTACTCAGACCTTACAGACTTTGTTGATCAAACAGCATGGAGAGTCTTTTATTCAAATACAGACGGGGATGTTACCGAACTTGCTCTAGGTTCAGATGGAACTTTCTTAAAATCAAACGGAGCATCTTCAGCTCCAAGTTTTGCAACTCCATCAGGATCTGGTGACGTTTCTAAAGTTGGAACTCCAGCAAACGACCAAATAGGAGTCTGGACTGGTGATGGAACGATTGAGGGAACTATAGGCCTTACTTACGATGGTTCTAATTTTCAACTTACTGGAGATATTGGTTCAACAGGAACTCGGATAACTAAAGGTTGGTTTACAAACTTGGAAGTTACAAACATGCCAACAGTAAATGGTACCGCTTTAAAGAATTACTCAGACCTTACAGACTTTGTTGATCAAACAGCATGGAGAGTCTTTTATTCAAATACAGACGGGGATGTTACCGAACTTGCTCTAGGTTCAGATGGAACTTTCTTAAAATCAAACGGAGCATCTTCAGCTCCAAGTTTTGCAACTCCATCAGGATCTGGAGATGTTTCTAAAGTAGGTACACCAGTAGACAACCAAGTAGGTGTGTGGACAGGAGACGGAACAATTGAAGGAACTTCAGGACTTACTTATGATGGTTCTAATTTACAATTAATTGGAGATATTGGTTCAACAGGAACTCGAATAACTAAAGGTTGGTTTACAGATTTACAGGTAACTAATGCAATAGCTGGTTCTGTTACAGGTAACGCAGCTACAGCTACAGCACTTGAAGATGCTAGAACAATCGGAGGTGTATCATTTGATGGTACAGGTAATATAACAGTAGAAACTGCAACAGGAGGATTTACAGTCTCAGGTGGAAACTTAGCTCTTGGAACTAATGATATTACAATGTCAGGTTCTATTGGGGTAACTGGTACACGTGTAACAAAGCTATGGGCTACAGACATTGAATCAACAAACATGCCGACAGTAGGAGGGACTGTTATCCTTTCTTCTCTTACAGCACCTCAATTTACAACTATCGAACTTGGAGCGGCTACAGATACAACGCTTTCACGTACAGCTGCAGGAGTGGTTGCAATCGAAGGAATTACCGTAACGACGGACGGATCAACTACAGAAGCTTCAAGCGCCGCAACAGTAGTCGCTATTGCGGGAACAAGACATACTCACACGGTTACAGCGCTTGCAGTAGCAGATACGATTGGAGTACCAACCTCAGTAATATCACTGACAGATAAAAACACACTAATTATAAGAATTAAAGACAATGGAACAGCTAGAGTGTTAGCGTGGAACGCAATCTTCCGAGCTGTAGGTCAAGTTCTTCCTACTACAACTGTTATCAGTAAAACATTATATGTTGGATTCAAATACAACGTTGCAGATACTAAATGGGACTTAATAGCTATTTCACAGGAAGCATAATATGGCACTATATGATGTAACAACAGACAGTACTGGAACAGTGGATACTGATGGGGCTTATGGGACACTTATAAAGATCACTGACAACATAATTGCTGTAGCCTACATGACGGGGACTGGTGCAGCGGGCCCAGGTGAAGTTAAGACTTATAATATAGCAACAGATTCAGTTATAGATACCTTAGAGTTTGACGGTACACAAGCTAGGTACCCTCAAATTTTTTCAATAGACAGTACTCATTTCGGGATTGTCTATACTGGTCCAGGTAATGACGGGTTTATTAAAACATTTTCGCACTCAAGTGGAACTTCTATAACGCTAGTGAATACCAATGAGTTTGACACAACGCTTTTCTTTTATCCTGGATACGCAGAAATTGATAGTGACCACCTTATTGTTGCAGGGTACAACGGATCAAGTGAGTACGATGTTAGGACATTTTCGATAAGTGGTGCTTATGTAACAGCTCAGATAGATAGCCATACAATAGCAGGTGCTGGTACAGCTAATAAAAATATTATTGTCAAAGCTTCTGCTACAAAGTTTGTAGGGGCCTTCGTGCAAAACGATAGTGATGTACTGCTGACAACCTACACTCTTGACGGTAGTTACAATATTACTAACGTAGACACACTAGAGATAGCTATCACAGGAATAGGTATAGACGTTAATGTTATCTCGATAGATGAGACACATTTTATGGTAATTTATGCTATTAATAATGTTAACTATACAATAAAAACATATTCTGTTGACTCAGGTAACGACAATATAACATTAGTGGATACGTACAATGACGCAACAGCACAAGCTTCTGATAATTCTATGGTTTTGTTAGACAGTAGTACTGTCGCTATTGTACGCAGGGACGAGAACTCTGATTTAGATATAGACGTAGTAACCGTCGATGGTTCTTACGACATAACAGTAGAGTCAGAAACAATACTTGTCACAGGGACGTTAAATATTGGATTACTTAATAGTATGGTCATGCTGAGCGGTAGTACTTTAGCAATAACATACCAGGAAGGCGGACAACCTTATCATCTGTATGCAAAAACAGTGACAGTAGATATGGGGGTTACTCCGTCATCCGGGAACTTTATTTCAATCTTTTAACCAATAAACAACATGAGTAATCAAAAACCACAAATAAGAATAAAGTTAAATAGTCCAATCGGAAACGATTTGTTCTTTGCACTACCAAATCTATCAGGTAACACAAGGTCGTTTATCGAAACGGATGTTGCTGCTGGCGGTGGATCACTATCTGCAAACGGTACGTTCTTTGAGGTTGATCAGTTTGTTATTGTTGGACAACTTTTACAAGGAAAAAGTGAGATTGTTAAAATATCAGCAGTAGATTCAACCTCAATAACTTTAGATACAAACTTAGTTTTCTCACACAATCGAGGTGATGTAATTACTCTTATTGAATACGATCAGCTAACTCCGGAAAGATCAACAAATGCAGGAGTAAATTTTTCAGCTCTTTCAGCAGTAGATATTAACCCTCAAGTTCCTGAAACATATCTACAAAGGTCTGGAGATAACACTACAGATGTGTATCGATATCGATTTTACAATAGTGAATCTACGTTGTACTCTGGTTATTCTGACAACGTAACGGCCACAGGATACGCAGATAATAGCGTATATGCTATAAAAGAGCGCGCTTTGAGTCAATTAGGCGAAGAAACAAACGAATTAATTACAAACGATTTCTTAAACTCTTCTCTTAACGAGGGACGAAGAATCGTAGATACAGGGTCAGCTGTCGTTGATGGGATATCTCAAAGAGTATTTAGATGGTCGTTCCGTACTAAATTTAATACAGATATCGGAAGCATTATTCCAGGACAATGGAGCATTGCAGCTCCGACTGATTTACGTGACAGAAATACTTATAAGAACATTTTAAGTTTACGTATTGGACGACAAAACTTTCCTCTTGTTTATCAAGACAATCGAAGGTTTAGACAAAACTACTTAAACGTTGGACATACAACAATAGCGACTGCTGTGTCAAGTGGAGACACTTCTCTTGTACTTGAATCTTCTGGAGACTTTAACGACTCAGGAAACATTATTATTGCTTCACCTAACGTATCGACAGACAAAGACGAGGTGGCCTACACAGCTAACGACCTTTCCGCAGAAACACTTTCTGGTGTAACTGGAGCTTTGGATCACGCTGTGGGGACTGATGTTTGGCAAGAAGCAACATTTGGAATACCTACTGCCTTTACTATTGATAAGGGAATGATTTATTTCGACATACCTTTTGGTAACGAATATGCAGGTGAAAATATTTACCTAGATTACTACCAAGACCTTACTCCTGTAACTTCAGATTCTGAAGTAGTGGACGAACCAGTGTACGATTTATACGTTGCTTATCTTAAGTTTAAAATCAAATCACTAAAATCAAACGGAGATCTTAACCCTATGAAAGACGGAGACTACCTACTTTTCCAACAAGGACTATCTCAATTAGTAGGGCAAGAAGTCTTGGGTCAGAACATTAGCTTTGTCCCTACATGGGGTGGAGGATTTAACGGTCCAATGGATTAATAATATGGCTGATCTTATAAAAGAATTATCACCAATTAGAAACGGGTCTATCAAAAGCGGACTTATTACTAAAAGTGCCGTAGCTGAAAGTGACTACCCTAAAGATGCTCTTGTTGAGTCATTGAATTTTAACTATGACGTTATCGGAAAAGTTTCTTTAAGAAAAGGTTCTACCGCGCTCGGGAATAGTTTGACAGGTGACATACTAGGGTTATATCAATTTGTAGACTCAGGTGGAACTAACTCTCGCTTGATTATGGTTAACGGAACAGTTGTTTATTATCTAGCAGGTGCAACGTGGACATCTAAACGTACAGGACTAACGGCTGCAAGTAAGGCGGACTTTTCAACATACCTTAACTTTGTATTCATGGTTAACGGTACGGAAGCAACGGCTGTATGGGACGGAGAAACAGGCAACTCTTTTATTACTACAGGTAACGCAGACTCTGCGCCATCAGGAAAATTTGTAGAAAACTTTAGGTCAAGAATGTGGATAGGTGGAAATGATACCTACCCTGATCGACTTTATTTTTCATCTTTACCAAGCTCTGTTACAACCCCTGTTATTACATGGGACACAAGTGTTGCTACTGGTGACTGGATTGACATCTCTCCTAGTGATGGAGAGAATATGACAGCTCTACATAGGACTCGAGACGCCTTACTTGTCTTTAAAGAAAACCATATTTATCGTGTGTATTCTAAACTTCAGACTGATCCGGACCCACAATTTAACGTTGGAACTTATTCAAAAGATAGTATTGTCGAAACTAAAAACGGAGTTTACTTTCATCACTCCACAGGGTTTTATCGATACGATGGTGGAGTAAGTGAAATATCTCGACCTGTTATTGATATTGTAAATAACATCACGCTTGCAAACTTTTCAAAAGTCTCTGGTTACTTGGAGACTGACGGAGATCATATCTGCTGGTCAGTAGGAGATGTTTCTTATGGCGGTGTAGATTATACAAACCTTGTAGTTCGATATACAATATCAACACAAGTGTGGACGCACTATTCGTACCCCACTCAACACCTTATAGGAACTCAATATAATGATGGTTCAACTATCAGCTCTATTGCTGGGGATGATGATGGAAATGTGTTAATAACTAAAAGTGGAGTTACAGATAAAGGCTCTCCAATTTTTTACTCAGTGACGCATCAGCTATACAATATTGATGGTTATGATTCAACTAAAAAGATTATTAACTACATCATGTTTATGCAAGAAGGAATGGCTGGAACTTCTGTAACATACAGAACCTCAGATGACATTGCTAACGACTTTACAAAACCAGTAGGAGAAATAACCAGTACAGAAAAAGCTTTTGATAATGTGAATATCTCGGGTCGTCGAATCCAGTTTAAGCTATCTGGAACATCTGAAGGGCAGATAATCTCGTACGAAGGTTATGACATAATGAAAGCTACAACACAGCTATTAAACTTTAAGAAATAATGGATAACATATTCAACGTATTAAATAGAGACCTGTACAAGATAAGTCCTGAAGAGGCTTACAGTACGTCTAATCCTATTCCTCCAAGCGCCGTAGGGTCTGGAGCTTCTGTTGATCAGAAGAATCAATACGTTGGAGCATTAATCAGTGGAAAGCAAGATTTCTCTAACAGTGTTTCTGGATACATACTTGGTGTTGACGAAGGTGTTCCTAAATTTTATATTGGGGATACTTCTAATTATCTTAACTGGACAGGTACAGAACTTATTGTTTCAGGAAACATTAGTGCCACAACTGGAACCATTGGAGGGTTTACTATTGCGGCTGACGCGCTTTATGCAGGTTCAGGTTCTTCAAGAATCCAACTTGATACTACGTCAGGGATTCATTTAGGTGCAACTTCGTTTGGTTCAGCTCCTTTCAGTGTAAGCCTTACCGGATCTTTAGTTGCAACAAGTGCTACAATCAACGGAACAATTAGAACATCTTCTAGCTCTACACGGGTAGAATTAAACGCAGCAGCAAATGCGCTCTATGTTTACGATAGTGGGGTCATCAGACTTGCTTTGTCAGATACTGGTATATTTTTCAATACAGTTTCTGGAGCATCGTCAGGTTCATTAAACGGTTTTGGGACAAACGACGTTGTGTTAACTGTTGCTTCATCTTCTTTGGTGTACCACTTTAATACAAGTTATTTTTATGCAGACGGTTCCTCTGAACCAGATCTAGGAACCAATAGCGACAGGTGGGAAAGACTATATGTAAATTCAATATCACTTAATGGTGATGTTGAGTCATCGTGGCCAGAAGAATTTTCAGGAGATTGGTCTGACATCTCTATCGACACCAATAAATCTTTCAGTTCTTACAGTATCTCAGGGCTTGGTACAGTAGAGTCTGTTTTTGGGGATTTTAATATTCTTACAGCTACAACATATTTTGAGACAAATGATATCTATGCTGAATCAGGTTCAACTATTGAAGTTCATGATCATTTAGATCTCGGGTCTAGGGATATTGACTGTGGAGATATAGTTGCTTCAACTCTCTCAGCTGGATCTGGAACAATAAGAGCTGGTGGATATCATTATTTTAATTCAGGGAATAATAACGTATATATATATTCAACAGGTAGCAATCTTAGTTTTAAGGATTCAACTGGTACATATGCTTCAATAGGAGCTATAAAATCAGCAATCGTTCCAACATCTGAGGGACATAATGCACTGTATTGTATAGAATCTCCGGAAGTTTGGTTTATGGACTTCTGTGAAAATAAAGACAGTGTAGATACTTTATTTCTTCAGGTGACAGTTGCCCCGTATAAGTTCATTCAGTGTGATGATGGTACATATCAAATCTGGGGGAAAAGAAAAGGGCATGAAGAAAAAAGGTTTGAGAATAAGACAGAAGATGAATTTATGGCGAACGAAAGGTTTTTAAATATGAACAAGCCGAACAATTCAGTTTATTAGTAAATAATGGTATAATATAAGTAATATGGCGATAACACAACAATTAAAAGTAGGCTCTCGAGGAAAACAAGTAGAAGAACTTCAAAGAAAAATTGGAGTAAAAGTTGATGGAATCTTCGGTCCAAAAACTCAAGCTGCTGTAAGAGCATATCAGTCAAGGCAAAACATTGCGGCTGATGGTATTGTGGGACCAATAACTCGAGGAAAGCTTTCAGGAGGTTCTAATTCTGATCGCAAGCCTTCTCGAAACCGCACACCAGAACCTAGTAGAAATACAGTAGTTGTTAATGGTCAGTCTTATCAAACACAAAATGAAGAGGATGCTAACTTTATGAACAATGCTATTGTTCCTTACTTAAACCAACTGCAAAATCAGGGCCTAGCTGTTAAACCAGACATGGATCTTACAGCTGATGTTATTGCTCAAATACTTGATAAAGCAAAAGAAACAGTTGCTCCTGAGTACGCTCAACAAATAGATGCATTAAAAGAAGACACTTTAAGAAATGCTAACCTAACTATCGATGATTATAACTCACGTATTGCAAGCACTGAAGCAAGCTTCGGGCGTAACTTAGAAAACTCTAGAGAACGAAACGCAGGATCAGGTACAACGTTCAGCGGTGTAAGAGGCGCTCAAGAACAGGACGCACTTGCTGAACAGAACAGAAACCTTTCTTCGTTGTCTTCAGCTGCTGGAAATAGTCTTGGTGATTATTCTCGCAACCTTGAAAAGAACTTAGGTACAGACGGAGCAGCAGGATTTAATCTACCTTCTCTAAATAACTATTCAGCTTCACTGGCAGGCAAGGGAGGATTTGCACAGTCAGGTCAGGCGGATACAAATTACACACCGGGAACTTATCAGCTAGGGAGTATTCCACAAGCTCAAGAAGCTGCTGGATTAGCATTGCGAAACCAAAACGTTCAAGAAGCGTCAAAGCGTAAAGCTAAAGGAATTTCATACTCAGATTTATATAATTAATAATATGTCAAGAATAGATAAAAAAACAGGGAATATAATAGTACAGAAAGGAGATAGTCTTTCTCGAATCGCCAAGTCATCAGGAAGAAGTCTTTCTGATCTTTTGGTTGCAAACCCACGATACAAGTCTAATCCAGACCTGATACAACCTAATGATGTTATTAAGTCTCCAATAGGGCCGGCGTTACCTTCAGGGCCTAGTTATGACTCACTAACACAGTCATCTAATCAACCTCAAGGACCTGCAAGTTTGCCAGAGAATACTGGAGGTGGAGAATCAATGTCTGCAATTTTAAAACAAATTTTACAAAGGTCACAACAATCAGCAAGTGATGAGTTTATTGGAAACGATGTTGCATTACGGGCCGGAGGAGAACAGATTGATCAAACAAATGCTGACATTTATTCACAAGACCTAGAGAATGCAAATATTTCAAACGCTGCTCGACTATCACTACTTGGAAATGATGGAAGTATTCAAAACTCTGGACTCCGAAGTATAGAAAATCAACAACGAAATAACTTAAATAAATACAACGCAGCTACAGACACCATTGATAGCGCTCAAAAAGCATATCAAGACGAACAAGACAGGGCCTTCGATGAAAGAAAGTTTGAAGAAGATAAGCGACAGTTTGGAATTAAAGCTGCTCAAGATGCTCAGAAAGCTTCTGAAAAAGCTAATGAAATAGACTTCGACAAAACAACAAATGTATCTGAGACGGCTAAAATCTTTACTGAAATAAAAGGAGAAGATAATTATATTGATCCAGCTGTTTGGATGCAGACAAGAGACAGTTGGCAGTCAAACGGAGGATCAGACAGCAGTTACATATCTAACTTTAAAAGGTTCTTAAACCCTCAGAGCTATGACCAAGCTGGAATCAAAGACTCTTCAACTAGCGCTTCGATGTTACTTTTACAAAAGATAGAAGAAGCAGTAGCAGCCGAAGAATTAGTTAATTAATAATCACACTACATGGTAAAATTCTTAGATGACTTAAGGCGAATAACAGGACTAGATCAAACCAGCCAAAACAAGGTGCCTTTTATAGGCCCCGTGCAATCTAGTATTACTTCTCCTTCACCTAAGGAAACTCCTTTTATTGGACCTAAAAGAACTCCAATGAAGACACCTGATTACCTTAGTAGTCTTTATAAAAACACTCAAACATCTCCAGGTATAGTAGATAATCTTTCTAAAAAAGCTACATCGTTTGGCATACCTAAACCAACCCCGTTACCGACCAGCAAACCTGCCTCACAAATGAAAGACATAACTTTTGGAACCGTTGCTGAATTACCTGCACAGTTCATAGCCCCTGTTGTAAACGCTGGGTGGAACTTCTTATCTTCAAGCAAGCAACTAGCTGGTGGAAAACCGTTACCTAAACTAAAAACAAAAGGCCCTTTAACTGGCGACTCCTTACTTAATGCAAGTAGTTTTCAAGAGATGTACGACGACGCTTTGGCCTCTGGAGTTTCAGAGAAAAAAGCTTATTCAAGCACTTTAATAAGTGGGATTCTTGACGCTGTTATGATCGCTAGCCCTGTTAAGGCAGTCACGGGCGCAGGGTTACGGAAGTTTACACCAACACGTTTAGTTGAAAGAGAGATCCAGAACGTATCTAGGAAGACCTTGTTTGATTATTTCTCTGGACGACAGTCAGCACAACAATTAGGTCTGTCACCAAAAGTCACAAACATTATTAGTGAAAAGATGGGGGCAATGAACACAAAACAAAAGGTCGAGTTCCTTAAAGGGTTCGATCTTGTTTCTGCTAAACCAAGTTTCTTAGGAAAGATGTTTGGGGTAAGTGAAAAAGAAGCAGCTAAGTTAGCTGGCGTAGCTAACAGTGGAACTCGACCTGCTTCAGCTGGAGCATTGCCGGGATACCGTCCAGTTCCTGGACAAGGACCTGCGTTTGGACTATCTGTTCGACCTATTGAGCCTGTTGGCTTTGGATCAAACTCTGTAGCAGTCAGTCAATCTATACAAGACTCAGTGTCTGGTATTTTTACTGAATTAGATACAGCTGTAAAAGGTGGTCAACTTTCTGAAACACTAGAAGGTGTAAGAACTAGAAACAAAGGTGTCTTTCCTAACTTTCTTCCTGATGATTTAAAATCTGCTGCTAATGTACGCGCTGCTGAAGATATAACAGCAGGTAAAGTTCCTGTTGGAAAAAATCAAAAACGTATCTATCAATCAATGATTGATTTTGTTAAAAACAGATCTAGCGACCACGTTATAACACAGGAGGTTATTAGTAATCTAAAAAAAGAGATTGACGTTTCTGACGATCCTTTTACTATGAAGTTCTTAGATGATTTAATTGATCAAGCTCCAAAACCTACAGGTAAAAGCCATCTTAAGTTTAGCGCAGAAGGACGACCACTAGCTCTCACTGCAAGAGAGAGAGCTATCGTTGAGAAAGGTAATACACCAGCTAGATTACCTAAGTCTCTTTCTGGAGCAAAGCCTCGTTACAATTACGGGAGCAAGTCATACACACTTAAATTTGAAAGCGACGTAGATAAGGCTTTGTATATTGTAGCAAGACAAACAGCTAGTAAAGCAGAAGCTGGCTATTTGAACTTCCTGAAAGATATTTATCCTGATAAAAAAGTAAGTGAGCTTAAGAGTATGGGTATGGATGTTCGAGAAGCAATAAAAGGACAAGCTAAAGCTGGTCAAGGAGGGGAAACTCTAACTATACAAACTAAAAACGGTCAAACCATGAGTGGAAGCTCTTCTCTCGGTACAGACCAAACTCTTTCTGAATCAACCACATCAGTCGCACCAGCAACACAGTCCCCAGTACCGTTGACAGAAAGTAGGGGTAATATAGAAGGGTCAAAAGTCCCAGCATTAAATTCACAAGAAAGTTCTTCATATACAGACAGTATACAAGACCAAATATTAAGTGCAAGAGACGCCGTAGAAAAAGCTAATGATTTTAACAACATTCTACCTGAACCAACCGAGTTTCCTAATCAGGTTATGATAGCTCGAGAAACAATAAGAGGTTCTGGTATCGATGCAAGAGCAAGTAAATATAAAGACATAGGAAAAATTAAAGAGAACGCAAGAGATATTTACAGAAACTCGGAACAGGTTTTTGGAAAAGATTTTTCTATTATTGATAAAGAATTTCTTGCGCCATTTGATCAGTCTAAAGGTGATTTGATTGACTTTTTTAATATGGAGTTAGAAAGTGTAAGGAAAAACTTGTTTGGAACAATGAAGTTTAAACCAGGAGGGAAAGTAGATCACGCTATTCGTGATTTTGGTGAAAAGAAAATAACAAAAGAAACTCTCGTGGAAAGGTTCGGGCAGGAAAGAGCTAGCCAAATTGTTGAATTTGATTCTTTCTTTAGGAATAATTACAATAGGTTGAGTGATGAAATTAACACTGTGCTAAAAGACATTTATCCTAATAACCCAGAGAAGTGGCTACCAAAACTTAAAAATTACTACAAACACGGAGTGGCAAACAACAACTCTTTTTCCCGACTACAAAACATTTTTGAAAAGCCGATCAAGATTGATCCTCTTCTGGCAGGTAAGACAGCCGATACAAAACCTTTAACTAAGTGGGCTTCGTTTAAACAACGAAGACTTGGAAACTCCAACGAGCTGGGAGCGCTTGAAGGTTATTTGGAGTACATTAAAAGTGCAGGGTACGCTATTAATATAGATCCGCACATTGGTAAGTTTAGAGGTTTATCTGAGGTTATGGCACAAAGTACACGTAAAACAAAAAACTTAAATAACTATATTGAGGGTCTTGAAAACTGGACAAACATACTAGCTGGAAAAACTCCAGGGTTAGACAGGGCTGTAAATGAATTGGTCGGAAGACAGGCCCTGGCTTCAGTGAACTGGCTTAACAACAGAGTAAAGGCTAACACTATATTAATGAACGCTTCTTCATCTATTTCTCAAATTTTTAACGTACCTCAAGGTGTAGCAAGCGCTGGTAAGGTTAACTCTATAAAAGCTATCGGACCTTCTCTTTCTGAAATTTTTATTAAAAGCCCTGAGCAAGCAGCTTCAAACTTTTTAAAAGAACGATACTTTAAATCATTTGATAGTTTTGATGAAAGCTTTTTAAACAAGCCTAAAAAGTTTGCTGTGTGGATGGTAACAGTTCTTGATGAAACCGGAACAAGGTTTATATGGAACGGTCAATATCAAAAAGCTTTAGAGCAAGGATTAGAACCTATGAGTAAGGAGGCTATACGTTTTGCTGATACTAATGCTAGGAAGCTTGTAGCGGGGCGTGGTATTGGTGAAAAACCTTTAATACAAGAATCTCAAGTGTTTCAAGTAGTAGCCCCTTTTCAACTTGAGGTAGGTAACTTATGGTGGGCGATGGAAGACTTAAATACAGATAATAAAACAATGCTAAAAAAGTTAAATGCTTTTGCTACTTTGTTTGTTTCTATTTATTTAATGAATAGCGCTACTGAAGAAGTTACAGGAAACAGGGTTGCCTTTGATCCTATTAATGCAATGCGGGACGCTGTAGGTGAGGTGGTAGAAAATCCTGACGGCAAAGGGGTACGAAATGCTTTTGGTAGGATTGCAGGTGAAGTACTATCAAACGTTCCTTTCGGTCAATCGATAGCTTCTGCTTACCCTAAGTATGGAGCTGATATTAATGGTGTCACACTTCCAACAAGTAAAGAATTGTTTGGAGCTGGTGATCCTTCTCGTTTTGGTTCTGGTTTACTTTCTACAAAAGCACTGTCTGATCCTTTATATAAAATAGCATTACCGTTTGGAGGTTCTCAAGTAAAGAAAACAGTAGGAGGCGCTCAATCTATAAAAGAAGGGCAGTCTCAAACAAAAGATGAGCTACCTCAATTCAACGTAGGTGGAGACTTTAAGAAAAATGTGCAAGCATTGTTGTTTGGAAAGTACTCAGGTAAACAAGCTCAAAAATATTTTGACGGTGATTCTTTTGCTAGGCAAACACTAGATGCTTTAAACTCTGGAGAAGCGCCGGCGTCTGAAATTCTTCAGTTGGTAAAAAAATATCCTACTTTACTTGACTCTATGGCTGACGCTGTGCAGGATGACTCGCTTGGTATTACAGACAGAGACCAGACACTACTTAATCTAGGTGTTTCTAATAAAGCTAGATCAAAAGAAATAACAAAACAGATGCTTAAATTAAATACATTGCAAGAAAGATTAGAACTGTTTCAAGAGTACATGGAAAAGAAAATTATAACAGATGATGTTGCACTACAGTTACCTTTATCAGAAATTTTAGAAAAATAATATATGTCACATTTTAGCACAAGACCCATATCACTAGACGATCAAGCACTGCTTGATTCTTTGCTGAACTTAGGTACATCAACAGCAACTCAAGCAATACAAAAAACAAGCGCAACAACCTTTGCTAATGTCGAGGTTGGTGCAGCTGAAACAGACACACTTCAATCAGTCACAGACAGAGGGCAAACTTTGGGTGTTTCGGTTACAACAAACGATATTAGTGCAAACTCATACCTTGCAGGTTCTTGGTTAAATGTAACAGAAGATTTATTTAGACAAAACACCAACCTCACAGGGTCAGTAGTTCTTAGAGATGTAAGTGATGACTTGCTTGATATAGGGTTTGATTTGAAAGGATACGCAAACATCTACATCAACAGCTCAACGCCAGATATAAACACAGGTATTCTTATGGGAGACCTTTCTCCTATGGGTCTTGACGGAGATACTATGATTATCGGAGTAAGTGATTTCTCTGACCTTGAAAACCAAGTACAAGCAAACACAATATATAATGGAGATATTACAGGTAGTGTTGTTAGTGTTTTAACAACAGCAAGACGTGCAGACGGAACATTATTTCAAACAAATGTAACACCTGCAGGCTTTGGTGTTTTGAATGATGCAGGTACGCTTTTTGTTGTAGACGCAACTAAAATAAGTGGGCTTTTACCGCTAGAAATAACTTCATCTATTACTGCAGAATCATATGTTGGAGG